GTTGGAAATACCCGCACACGGGATAGTTGGCAAGGTAGCTTGACCCCCCCCCTCTATAGCAATCGCCCCTCACGCTTCGCTGCCTTCCTTCTGTTATCTTCTGCCCATAAAGGGCGTAGGTTTGATAGCTGCCACGCTGCTCTCACCTCGTCTTCGTTGGTTCGGTCGAATGAGGACAGAGGAATGATGTGGTCTATATGTATCTCACCTGACATGAACCTCTGCCAGTTCATCCCTTTTGTAAACTGTTTCTCCAGATGTTTTTTTAATTGTCCAACTGAATATCCTGTAAACGCTTCTGCGGTTGGTGTCCGTCCATTTGTTTTTATTGCTGTGCGGAACATATCCCCGACCCTGTAGCCGCGCCTGTTCATGCGGCGGTGGTGCGCCCTCAATCTTTCTTTTAGGTTAAACTCTGGGTCGTTGTGATAGCGGTGTTTGTATATTTCAGCGGTAGTCATTCCGGGATACTTAACACTCCGCCGCACCTTTTTCGGTTTATAGACCGCGCGCAGCCTTTTAATTATCGCGTGTGTCTCCCTCTTGAACTTCGTCCACTGTTTTAACTCGTCCCGTGTTTGATAGAGTTTGCCTTGCCTCTCGTATATTCTTCTTCGCTCGGCTTGCCTTTGCTCTTTCGTTCTCTTGCGAGCGCGTCTTCTACGCTGTTCCCCTATGCAGTCTCGGCATCTGTTTTTAGAATACATCTCGCCATCAATTTTTTTATGTATGTTACAGAGACCACAAAAAGATAGGTGTGATGGGGCAGGTGGATAAACAGCACCTTTCTCTCGTGCATATTTTTTTCTTCTTTTTTCATCATGGCAGGGTCGGCATTGATTTTTGGACTTCATAACCTCCTGCTCGCTCTCGCAATACTTACACCAACTCATCTATTTTTTGCCCGACATATATTTCTTAACATTGTTACGCAACGCCCTAACGAACTTGCGCGGCGACTCTTGCTTAACAAACCTCTCACTTAACCCATAGAAGTCATAACGCTTGGGGTGTGTCTTGGGTGCATCAGTGAAGTTAAGGATTTTCTTTGCCCTGCTCTTGCTCGTTCTCTCGCGGATACCAACAGCCTTGCCACCCTTGCGCGCGACATAAAACTGATTGCGACGCTTGCCTGCCCTCGCCTTGCTTCGCGCAGTCTGGTTGGCTAGATAGCCTTGCTCACCTGATGCTCCAAGCTGAGACAAAATCTTTACATACTGTGCAGCAGTGACGTTGCCGTGCTTATCTTTTCTAACATCACGCCCCGGTGCTGTAGCACCGCCAGCAGGCAAGACACCACGCTTTGTCAGCGCAACCTCATGCCGCTTCTGCCCACCCTTGCCACCAAAGATGTGCGGTGACAAATATTTGTAGGCTGGCGTTCCTTTGCCGGGGTTCTCGGCAAAAAACACGCGACCAAATTGGTCACGCTCACTGCGCCTTGTATATTGCATTTTGACTGAGTTGACCGTCCAACGTGTTGGCCTGTCAAACACACGCTTCATTTCTTTCTTTTGAACTTCTTTTAAGTCAGCAACCAGAAAGCGCGTGGTGTCGTGAATAGTTTTCGGCAACACCTTTTTCTCAATGCGGTTCAACCGCTTTGTCAGGTCTTTCAGGTTATCTGAGACATCTACATTAAATCGGTCTAATAAAGCCATCAGAAGGGTATCTCGTCATCAAACTCTTGGTTGTCAGCGATGTTGACAATCTCCGCGCCGGGGAACGCATCCTTCACGGCATGAACGTCCATTTGCGCGCGCCATGCACGGACAATCCGTGCAATCTCCGTAACAGTATAGACAGGCAAGTCAGTCTGCGCCAGTGTCGCGGCGGAGTTATCTTTTGCGATAACTATCTGCATTTCATCTTTGCCTTCCTCATTCGGCGCGGTGGCATACCAAAACTCAGGCGGGGCTGGTTTATGCCCTCGTTCCGTCGCTTCTTTCTCCAGTGCTGCCCAGCCACGTTGCATAACGCCAGCGCGCTGAATAACCAGCGCAACATCCTTCTCATGCAACGCCACATCCAGCTTCGCCTTCGCTGCCTCGAACTTAGCGGCAGTCTCAGGGCTGACCAGCGTCTCAAGTCGCCCGACACCCCAGCGCAACTCAATGTCAGCCGCAACCGCATCCAGCGGCTTCAACGCGCCATGTATCTGGTCATATTGCCAACCCTGCATGGGAACGTAATCGTCTTTGCCGATTGCATCTAAATCATATCTACTTTTTCGCTTTGTCATCTATAAACGCCTCGCTTGCTTCTTTGATTGTCTTGCCATTATACGCCATGCGGATAATCGCGCCGTCTTGGCTGTGCCAGCTATCGGTAACACATACGTTACCAACGTCGATATTCTCCGACGGGTCGGTGTCATGTTCTCCGACCAGAACCACCACCTCTTTGCCAGCTTGCATCAACCCATTCATCAGACCCGTCAACATTCTTAGCTGCCCCATTGGCAACCTCGCCCCGGTTGATTTCAATTCGCCAATGACGAACACCTCGCCACGCACATCGTATATGAAGTCAATGTCGGTAGGTGTGTATCCGTTGATGTGCAGATTGCCAAAGTCTTTTACTTGTGCCATCCGGTCACGATATTGCACCGTGCCATGATTAAAGTTTAACGCCATTTAACTTCTCCATACATAGTTCCGACCATCCATAACCATACCCCTTTATAGGGGGGTATGGATATGTATGGATATGGGCAGCACCTATGGATTACCATCCATACCCATCCATATCTCATTAACTAACCCATTGAAAAAGCTGACACTCTCAGATATGGATGTCCCCTTCTTAAACTGATACCAGTCATTCGACGACATTTTGCCGATTTTGGCCTCAACAGCACTTCTCCAGTCCGCTTCACGTATGCCGGGTGCGCCATCTTCATCGTGTTCTGTCCAATTACCAGCCGCCAACATCTCTTGCAGCGTGTCGATTGCTGTCTGTTGTTTGGCACTCCGGCGCGACTTCGGCTTGGGCAATTCGTCCATTATGTCCAAAACCAAGCTGCTTTGCTCTTGTGCAAATGCGTCTTGCACAAATCGCACCTCACGCGCATTTAGGGCAATAGGCTCGGCCTCTTGCACATCTTTCTGCTTTGCTACCTTTACAACGACAGATTGCGTCCCCTCAGTGCGTTTAATGGCAACAGAGGTATCAACAGCCCCCAACAAAGAAGAACTGCCACGCAAGCCCTTGTCGCTGTCTTTGCCGCTATGGTGAACAGCCAGCACAGTGCAGTCGAACCATTCCTTCATTAGGTCGCATGAGCGGATAAACATACCCATATCGGTTGCTGAGTTCTCATCAGCACCCGACCCGGCGAATGACCTTGCCAGCGTATCCACTACGATAAGGTCGGGTGATACACCGCCGAGCGTATCCTCGATGGCGTGTCTCAGTTGTAACACATCTGGAGCATCTTCCATCGCCATACCGATGGGCGTAGTAACGGCATAGAACGGCACACCATCGTCATCTAGCTGCCTATCCCTATGCCAAGCCTCCGCCCTTACGGCGATGCCGGACTGGCCTTCCATAGCCAAATAAACGACTGCGCCTTGTGATGTGGGTCGCCCGTTCCAGTCGATACCGTGTGCAATCGACAACGCCCAATCTATCGCTAGGAACGATTTGAATGTTGCTGGTGCGCCATACAGCACCGCAAAGCTGTTCTCGATTAGGTAATCCGCCACCATAAAGCTGGGCGGAGGGGTAGCCCTTAGTTCTCCGAGCGTCTTGACGCGGATTTTCCGCTCGACAGGAACTGCCGTATCGCTTGCGGCATTGCTTGGATGCGGTTGTGTTTTGTCTGGCGCAATATGAAGGTCTGCAATCTTGCCTTCTCTTGCTCGGATAATAGTGCTGGTAACTTTCTTTCGGAACTCATCTATTCCTCTCCCCTCTTGGTTCAAATCGCCTGTGCGGCTTCCTACCTTTATTTCATATGTCGGGTAAACTTCTTGCTCCATCCACTGCATAGTCGGAAAAGTGCCGTGCTTGCGGAAATAGTCGGATATAGAAGCCAGCACCATACTAGCCATATAATGTTCACGGCCATCGACCCGCCGACCAAAAGCATCAAAAGCACCGCTGCCCATAGGAACGTCAAGGCTTGCAGCAGCCACTCCGGTGGATTGCGCTGCAACCTTTGGAGGAAATATGGCGAAGTCTTCGTCATTTACCCAACGATAACCTGTGCTTGAGGGGTGTATGACGTAACCGCCGTCACCTCTAACGTCAACACAGCCGTCAATACCAGCACGATTTCTAATGCCATCAGAGTGCCGATAATAATAGTGCCATCCACCTGATTGCGTCTCAGATACCTTAGTGATGCCCAAAAGTTCCGCATTGTCCTTTACCCAGTCCTTACCTTGTTTTCCGTCTCTTACGTCAATGTCGATGACCGACACGCCGGAGACTTCTCCGGTTGGCATACCAATAAGAGCAGCACCCGGCAAGGAAAATAACCGCTCAATCTCATCTGGGTCTTGCGTAGCCGCCTTGAACCCGCCCTGACAGACAGGACGCTTCTTTACATCGCACGGGAAGACAGGGTAATCCTCTGCCACCTCAAGTGCTGTGCTTATAATATCCATTATAATGCTCCCTCAAGCTGCTTAATTACTCTTCCGATTTGTTCTGGGATTTGCGGGACGACCGCGTTACCCAATGCTTTAATTCTGTGTGACCGATTGGAAACCCCATTAGCCACTCGACCCACGTTGGGTTCAGCTGCCCAGAGTGTCGGCTGTGACCCGCCACCACTTCTTCTAAATTGCCCTTGTTTCGATTGGCTAACTGTTCCCTGTTCTTGTCCGTGATTGTCGGGTGAACCTTGTTTGCCCTCGGTGTCGGCCACATCCTTACGTCCGTTCTCAGGCTCTTGCCCTGACCGCCGCCCGTCGTCTCCTGACTGTCCGCTGCGTTGGGTGTTGCCCACATCTGAGGACTGCTCTGTATTTCCTTCCAAGCCTTCACTGTGTTCTCGTCCACTTGCTCCCGAAGGTTGGACGGCCACGCTCTGCCCTTCCGCGCCACTGTCGCTTGCTTTACTAGCGACTGCTCCGACCTCTGTGGTAGGTCGTCCATCGCGCAAGGTGTCGCCCACAGTGGCGGCTCTCGCCACCCACTGTTCATGCTGGGGGACATCTGATTTCCCTTCGCTGTTGGCGTGTGCAACAATCCATACTCTGTCTCGTCTGTGCGGGGCATCGACACCGCAAGCTGGAATAACAAATGGCCTTGCGGCGTAGTCTTCGGCTTCCAAGTCAGATAACACCTCGTCGAGGCCCATGCTGATGTGTCCAGCAACATTCTCGAAAATTCCCCAAGTGGGTCTGATTTCTTTAATAAGCCGATACACTTCAGGCCAGAGGTGACGGTCATCTTCCGCGCCTCGCTGCTTCCCGGCAACACTGAATGGCTGGCACGGGTATCCCCCGACGATGACATCTGGTCGAACAATCCCATCTGCTCGGAGTTGCTCTCCAGTGAGGCTTCGGACATCATCGTAGATTGGTGTGTCAGGCCAATGTCGTCTAAGGACTTCTTGGCAGTATCTTTCGATTTCGCAGAACGCGACTGTTTCAAATCCGGCTTTTTCGAGGCCAATGCTAAATCCCCCTATACCACTAAATAAATCTAATACTTTCATGTTTCCCCCTATCCCTCGTAAAAGTCGGGTCGGCGCAGACGAGGGAGTTAAACCGCGCCGACCCTTCTTGCTAGTGCTTAGAACTCGTCGTCCGCACTAGCTGCTGGCTGCGCTATGGAGGAAGGAAGCGCGCCAGTTTCTTCATCATCATCCAGTTCGGACGGACGGTCAATCCAACTCACAATCTTGAGCGTTGGGATTGTCGTTGAGCCTTTGCCAACCTTAGTTGGCACAGCACCCGAAAACTCCACAACCGGGACTTGTCCACCTTTGTCCCCTGCCGCTTCGTAATCGCTATAAAGCTGCTGGATGCTCATCGTTGCACCAGCACCATTCGTTGCCCATTCTGCGACTGGTTCTTCATCACCAAACGCAGACTTGCTCATGATGCAGACCTTGAAGCCACGCTTCCATTGGCCTTCGCCATCAGGGCGAGCCGCTGGTGCTTCCAAGCTGGCATCCATCACCCATTCAGGTGCGCCACCCTCAGTAAACAAGCACCAGCCTGTTTTAATATTAGCAAGGTCGAAGACCGCCTTGCTCAAGTTGACCTGACCGTCGCGGTTAGCCCAACTTGATGTGGATGCCATATACTTCACATAAGGCTTATAATTTCCACTGCCACCATTTCCAAAACTTAAAGGCATTTTACATTCTCTCTTTTTGCATGAAGCCGTTGATTAAACCCCGAAGATGCGCTTGGCTTCACTACGCATTATCGGGTCATTCCAGTAAAAGCTGGAATAGGATGGGGCGAAGATGCTGGCGAGTTCCCGTGCGTCATTCGACAACGATAGGAACGTCTCCATCTTCTTCACCGTAACTTTATATTCCTCAAGTATCTCCGCCGCCTCATCTTTATCGAGGTCATACACAGCAAACTTCTTTGGTGTGACGTAGCAGAACTTGATGTCATAGTCAGGCCGCATCGCTTGATACAATGCGCCTTGACGCTTGTGGTTATCCATTATCACGCTTGGCAGTCTGCCAGTCGTCTTGAGGTCGATGGATAGGTTGGGGTCGGTATAGCTAAAGTCATCGAACCCCATAATCTCAACCGGACAGCCTTCCAGCCGCAGCGATAGGCGCGTCTGGGTAGCGTCTGGTGTGCCAAAGGGCTTCATGGCTTCAATGCCATTGGTGACGTAACCAACAAGGTCTTCTCGCGCCTTGTCCCTGTCGCCGCCATTTGTCAGCAATGCAGTGTCCTTTGAGAACTGCTTGACCGCCATCTCAATGGCCTGCTCAACCGACAGCACACCAAATTCGTCTGTCAGATATTGCTCAACACCGTGTTCGGCAGCTATACCGCGCCACATATTTACATTGCTGCCACCCTTGATTTTCATCGGGTAGCGCAACAGCCACGCAGCCGGGTCTGTCCTAAACATATCAATGTTGCTGTAGGACAGATGGCGTATGCCGTGCGCTTCAAACGCGCTCATTATTTATCACCATCGTATTTCACCATTGGCTGTATAAGTTCTTCTCGGTATCCCGACCCATCAAGAAAAGGCGTAACCTGATAGCAAAGGCTGCCATAAGGCTGCCAACCAAGTTCAATATTTTCACGCATGACATCTTCAAACTGCCACCGTGTAGGTTCTCTGATAATTATATAATTTGTTATTCTTCTCATCGAATAAACTCCCTTGTTTGTCTCGATATGTAACTATTAAGATGCGTCACGCTTTGCGTCAACCCCCAGTGGAAATTAAAATGCCTCCGCTGGGGATATGGTAACCTTCGCACCTTCTATCTCATTGCTCCACATCATCGTCACGCGATTTGCCAAGCAATCATCCGTGATGACATTGCAGTGCTGCAACACATCCATCACGGCCTTGGCGCGGTTGTCGATGTCCATACGCCGCCTCGATGGTCGGCCTACAATGATTTCGATATTGAACGGATAGTCAATCTCAGGACGCATCTCGGTTTCGAGTGCCAGAGTGACTTCGTTAATCCACTCCATATACTGCTTGGAGCGATACATCCGCCGACCCGTTATGCGCCATAAACGATTGACGCTTGGTGGGGTCGGCAGATGGTAACAATATATTTTATTTGCCACGGCGCAGACCTGATGCCAAGTCCAGTGGACTGACCTCATTATCGGTTGCCGCTACCAGCTTCACCAAAATCTCAGGCTTGGGCATACGGTCGCCCAAACGATACTGGGTAATTGCTGACCGACTAACGCCAACCTTGTCAGCAAGCTTCTGGTCATTGATGTCATTATTCTTCATATATTCATGCAGGTTCATCTGGTGTAACTCCCGTGATTTTTTCTAACTGCCACATTGTCTTTTCCAGCAAGTCCTCGTCAGTCGTATGACCGCGCTGGCGGTGGATGTTTTGCACTACCGCTTTAACATCTTGCATCATCTGTGACAATGCCTCTCCGTCTGATAGGCCAGCATATCTCACATCCGGTTTAGCCATTATAAGTGTCCTCTGGTGTGCGCTTATCAAACTCACGCAGAAGGCTTGTCAGCGTGTCAATCATGTTGACCGCCTGATTGCGGTTCACTGCAAAGCGAACATAGTCGTCGCCTTCCTTGATGCACAGGTCAGCCACAAACGCCGCATCAATGCAGGGCGATACATAACGCAACTGCGGCGGCGGTATATCAACCGCTGGCGTTTCGGTGGCGATAACAACAGTGTCGCCGTTTTCATCTTTATGCTCAATCATGGGTTCACTCCTAAGTAGGTTTCCATCAGTGCAAAAGTGATAAGGAAGAATAGCACAAAACTAACCACTTCTGGCAATAGCCTTACAACCGGGGCGGGAGGCTTGGCTTGCACAATCTCAAGCTGCCCTTCATCATTCACGATGCCGATTGTATATTCTGGTTTGCTTAGTTCGGCGCGCTCGGCCTTATCGGCCTCACGCTCCTCACGCTTGCGCCTATTGTGATGATATTCTGCCATCCAATAATTATGCGCTGCTTCCTCCTTACTCAACATCTGCTCTCTCCAAGATTGATTTCTTGCCGCGCTCAAGAAGCCATAGGGCTTCCGGCAGATGACCGAATGTAATCGCTGTGACCTCATTATTATTATTGTCATAACCGATTAGAACAAATCCCTGCAACTTACCCTTCAAGCTATCCAGCGTTGCATCAGGGTCGAAGTCCGAGTTTTTGCGGCCTCCACCAAAGTCAATTATTTCAGCCATTGGATTTCCTCCTTCCGCTCAACACGGTTCATCAGCTTTGCCATGCTGCGCTTGTTATCTGGCTCAACCACATCAACACGGTCAAGACGACGCTGCCGACAATAGAACGTGCGGCTTGATGCGTTGGCACAGTTTACGATTGATAGACGCTCAAGTTCGCGGTCTGCATCAGCTTTGGTCGCATGATAAACCCAGAACTCTTTTTTATCATCCAAGTGTCTCCACAAAATCATTGCCGATACCACCGTTTCATCACCGCAGTCGTGCCAGTTTCGTGGTCAACACGAGCATCGTAAACAAGAAAGTCGCGCTTATAGTCCGCGATGCCCTGCTGCTTACCTTCTGGCGTTTCAGCCTCAATACGAGCAAAACAATACTTGCCCTCTTGTGGCATCCGATAAATTTTATATGGCTTACTCATTGAACAACCCCCTCAAGCACATAGCCCCACATTAAAATCATGTAGAGCGACAGCATAAATACTGCCGCCCCACATATGTCTTTGACCAGCGACCACATTATTGTTCAATCCCAAGATGCAAATGAGCAACTTTTTTCATTGCTTCAGCAAGCGTCTTTTGCGGATAAAAAATGAACCCATCATCAGTTTTTTGACCCACATTATATTTTTCGCCAATTTCCTCTGCATAATCGCAAACTTGAATAGCTATATTTTCGTCACGCTTAAACACAAATATAGGGTCAACATCGCAATCACCATCAATGTAGGTGAAATCGTATTTACTAATTACATTCATCGGTCTAACTCCTTCTCAATATGTGACCATGACATGAATATGGGGGGTGTCACGAAAAGTGTCAACCCTCAGTGGAAAATAATAATTACTGATATGAAACCTACGATACCCCCAGCAAGGAAGTATGCCATTACTCTTTGCCGAACCGTTTTCGCCAGAGGTAATCGGATAGCTTGCTGAGTTTGCCAACAAGCCAGTTCACCGGGCGGCTATGCCAGAACCAACGCCTACTCATTTGCGGAACTGCCCAATCGACTTGATGCCGAAGCTTGCGCCGATGGATGCCAAGATGCCCCACTGGATAAAGTCGGGTGCAGTCTTGAGGAACTCAAAGCCAGATTTCATGTAGGGCTGCGCCGGGGGATAGAAGCTTGCCAGAATTATTCCAATAAAGCAGATTGTCCAAGCCTCATCTTTGAGGCTGTCTGCCGCGCTACCAAGTGCCTTGTCTTCCCACGCTTCACCAGCCCTTGCAGCTTTGGCTTGCGCCTCAATCTTGGCGACTGCCAACTTGTTCTTGGCCTCGGTCTTCTTCTGTCTGCCCTCAAGATAAGCACCAGCAATCTTTGTGACTGGGTTTAACCAATTCAACATCACATAATCTCCTGAGTAATCACGCTGCCATCGCTCTGGCTGGCAGTCCTTATAATACCATTCAGCTTACGCAGTATGTATTGAAACCGCGCTTGGCTAAGTTCCTGAGTGGCTGTGGCGGCACTAATCTCACCAGCCAGTTCGTCATAGATGACACCGAGCCAATACACGCGAGCATCGTCGCCTGTTATTGTTTCCGGCTCGCTGTCAAACAATGCCATCAATAACTCCAAACAGTTGGTCTAGGCCAACCCTCTTTGTTCGTCAGGTCGTCCAAGTGAATAAAACGCCCGTCGCCCTTTTGCTGAATACCGACACCCGTAAAGCCCATTCGCATCGCCAGTCTCAGCAGCGCGTATGCTTCGCCACGCGAGACAGCAACATCAACAGCACGGCCTGATGAGTGTGTGCCGGGTTTGCTCTTGGATGCCTCAATAGGGTGTTCGGGGCAGCGATATCCAGATGTAATCTTCATCGGCTTGCCATACGCTTCGCGCAAGTCCTGCAACCTCCACATGAAATCCTCATCCATCTCAGCACGACCACAGTGCTGGCAAGCCACTTCGCTGCGCCCAAAGTTCGGGAAGTCTTCCCAATGTGGTTCGATAGTTTTAGACATTTTAGCTATTCTTTCTGGCCTTGACCGATGCGATTGCTTTTCTGAGTTGCCCAGCTTCAGGCTGGTCAAACCTTCCAATGTTGACAGTAGTTTTCTTATGCTTGATTTGCATAACATCCGTAAAGATTATCATCTTTTCGTCTAACGCGACAAGGGCAACAATATCGCAATCATCTGGCGACAACAGCTTCTTGCTACCCGACCCGGTGGCAGTCATAAACTTATATCGCTGGTTTGATTTGGTTTTGCAGGACTTTACTTCAACCCTGTAAGCTTCTCCGCAATCGTCAAACATTAACAAGTCAAAGCCCTGCCCGTTACAGATGGCGGTTTGATACCCCATCATTTCTAACGCGCTACAAACGAGAAACTCTCCCGCCTTGCCAATCTGAACTGCGTTACGCACAGTCGTGTAAGCCATTACTGTAGTGGATTACTCGCAGCATCCAAACCGCGCCACAAATCGTCCACCTCCCGATTTATCTTGCCGAACCGACTGTCGATTGATTTGACCTTCTCGTCAAACTGTTTGACCAGCAAATCATTCTCCACTGTCGTCTTCTCTACCTCTGCAATACGGTCACGCAAATCCAGAAGCTGCTTCTGGTTCTCCATAATAGTTTCTAGGTTTGTGCCTAGCACGGTCAGCTTCTCGGCTGTGTCACCGTTGCCAGAGACAGCCGCCTCTACAGCCTCTATGCGTCCGTAGAACTCCGCGACTGCCCAGATGCCGCCAGCCATAGTCGTGGCGATAGATAGCACAATGGCTATCCATACGCCGCGCAGCTTCGTGCCGCCGATTGTGAGTTCGGTGTCTTCTAGGCTCATTGATACATATACGCTTGCTGGTCACTGTAGATAGCTTCGCCCTGACCAAGCACTTCACTGGCAGTCACATAGTCACCCATCAGGAAGTCGTGGAACTCGATATGACCCGTATTGGTTGCCCATTGGACACTCAAGATGTCATTGGTAGCTGAGTATGAGATAGAGGCTTCAGCCATAGAGTTGCCATATTCTTGAGCATGTTCGTCTGACAGGCTGGTCAACTGCTCATTCTTAGATGCAGCAAGGAACGCCCCTGCCTCGCGCGAACTTGTGGCGATTTGCTCCAATGATTGATTATATTCAAGCACAGTCTCTTGGCTGATGCTTACGTCGTTCTGTTCGACGTATTCTTGAACGGCTATTTGGTCTTCGACGCTGTTTGTCTCTTGTGCCACTTCCGCTTTTTCTGCCACTTCCTCAACGACTGCAAGCTGATGAGAAGCTACAACGAAATTATCAACTGCTACCGAAACCGCCGCCATTGATTGCTCGGCCTTTTCTTCCAATGCCATCTTGGTGGTGAAATACAAAGCGTTCTGCACTCCTGCAAGAGCGTCATTATAGGCAGTTATGTCGCCCTCATTGATGATGTATTGCTCATCGTCCACTGCATTGTAGTCAATGATACCACCGATAGATGCGTAGTGTTCTGCGCCATATACTGCATAGCGGCCTTGCTCCAGCTTGGCAGCGATTGTCTTGCTGGCACTAACCAGATTATCAATCGTCGTCTCTGCTTGTGCTGCGGAAACGCTCAGAAATGCTGAGATTGCTATCGCTATTTTCTTCATCGGTATCATCCTTACCTATCCTTAATATCTTATCGTAGAAATCTTTCCTGTCTAGGTAATCTGGAATAAACGTCTCTGGGTCGCGCTTCATCAGCAATGTCGCGGCTCTGCCGACGACCAACTTACCTCCGACGGAAATAGGGCAAGGCGTAGCACTGGCGAACATAGCCTTCCAAGTGTCTAAGTTCTGGCAAAGCCGAGCCACCGAGGCAATCGACATACCCTGCTCCTTTAGGGCTTTGGCATCACGCCTCCGGTTGCACTCTGCATCCTGCTTATAGCCGCCCATAGACAAGCCAAGCACGTTGACCTGAACGCCCATACCACGGCCTATCAAGCAGCTTTCACTGCCGCCAGATGGCGCGCTAGGGCTGACAGCCGTAGGTGGTGGAGTGACGTTAGATGCCGCACCTGCGCCATTGTAATTATTGGTGGTGGATGTGGAGGGATTGTTTGAACTGACCGTGCTGTTGATGTTGCTGGTGTTCAAGTCGCCAGTCTGCTCGTTCTGAGCGTGTGCTGCGGTTAGTGTGAGCAGCAGAAGTAATATGACCCGGCGCATCGCATCTTACAGCTTCTGCATTATGATGCCGCCGAGAGTGAATAACCCAAGCACAGCCGTGAAGGCTAAGGCCTCAATGCGCCACATGCGGCGGTCAAGAGTGTTTAATTTATCGTCAACCATCTGACGGAACACCTTGCACTCACGCTCATGTGCTTCTAGCTGCGCTTGGGTAGACATTTTATTTCTCTTTGGCTTTGCCGATATTCACGGCGCAAAGGTCAATAACACGATAGAGCTTGCCAATGAAGTTATCGTCTTTTTGAGTTGGTGTCACCGCAGCTATGATGCTGGCGGCACTGATGATTGCGGTTGCATATGAAATAATTGTCTCAATCATTCTTCTGTCTCCGGTTCGGCTTCCAATGATGACTTTAGCATATTCATAAATGCTTGTCTGCCGACATTCAGTTGGTCGATATTGAATTGTGCCGAACTGATTTTGCGGTCTAGGTCGAGCAGGTGGTTAATCATAACCTTCTGCTCATCCGTCAAATCATCTTCTGCATATTCAACACCGTCAATCGTGATAGGGGTCTTTTCCTGTTTTCCCATCATTCTCTCCTGTGTGTTGCGTTACCACGGCACTCCGTCAGTAGTAACAGGGGTTTTCTGCCCAGCAATATCAGCAGCCAGAGCAGCTTCGGTTTCGTCTTTATCAACGCTTTCGTAAACCCAGCCAAGCACATTAGCTTCGGTCAGGCTGTTAAAAGCAATAAAGCCGTCAGCACTTGCATCAGGCGTAAAGCCAACAGTGCCATAAGAGGAAGCAGAATAGGTTACGGCATCATCGCCTTCCCCAACTGTTTCCGTTTCAGTGACGCGCCAATGCGCCACAGTAACGCCGCCATCGGCAGTGTTACGTTCTAAGTTTGCTATAGTCCAAGTTGCCATTTTAATTCTCCAGTGCGGTCAATCTTGCTTCAATGTTAGTTAGGCGTTGTTCAGTAGCCGCGCCAATAAAAGCTAGAAGTTCAGCATATCGAACACCAAGTCGGGTGCGTTCAGTTGCACCTTCTGGTGCTTCTTCGGCTGTCTCATAGGTGTCTGTGCGGGTGTATGCGTCAACAGCCTCAATGCCATTTTCTTCGTCAGCTTCAACCGCTGGCACTTCGGTCTGTGTTTCCCACCAAGTCGTAGAGATGAAGAAGGCATAGTCACCAGCGTCCAAGCCAGCATCAGTCATAGCTTGCTGAATGTCTTGTGCAATGTGACCAGTGTGGGTTCTTGCGTTATCGCCTTTGCTTTCTACTGCGCTGTTCCACTTAAATGTCTTGAACAGTTTGCTTAGTGCTTTGGCGGCAGTAACCTCTGCATCCGTTAGGCTGGCAATCTGCTGCTTTTCGTTTGCATCCGATGTGCCAATAATGGTTGTGTTGGTGGCGTAAACGTCATCCCAGCGAAACATAGAAGAACCAACATCTTTGGCATTGTCTATTCTATTTGCTCCATCAGTAGGAAGAATATCTAAAGCACCAAAGCTGATACCACAATCGTTAGAGCCTATATAAGGTCTATTAGCTATAACCCCAATCGACCCGACAGTTGAGCCTTCTTTGCGGAAAGAAACAATATCGCCATCGCTTGTATAAGAACTATTGATAAACATTGTGCCAACAGCAAACTCAGGTTGGTCACTGCCAAGTTTCACACCACTAGCACCGCCAGTAAAGTTTCTGGGGTCACTGCTTGTCGTTGAGATAAGGACATTCCCGCTGCTGTCGATGCGCATGCTTTCAGCAACTGTTGTTCCGTTGTATCTTTGAAATGCAATAGTGCCGTGAGAAGTGTTGTTGCGAGATGTTATTTTTGTTGTGCCGTTATCAGATTGAAATGATGCGAACTGATTTGTGCCATCTGCATCATAAAGACGAACTTGGCTATCTGATGCACTAATTGTAAGGGCTTTATCAGGCGAACTCGTGCCGATGCCTAACCGCTCCGCACTCGCATCCCAGAACAGCTTGGCAGTTGTGCCTGTGTCTTCGTAGAAGGAGATGTCGCCGTTGGTGTCTATTTTCATTCTTTGTTCGTTATCAATGGCAGAACCATCATAACCTGTGCGAAATTGAATAGAGCCATATCTACCATTCGCATCAAGAATTACATTTCCGTAACTTGAATTTCCACCAACACTTTTTAATGTGATGTCTGGATTTGAGTTATTAAAAGTTATAAACCCACTGTTGCCGAATTGACTATCCCCATCCACAGTCAGCCCATCAGCCGTGACCGTGCCAGTGACATCAATGCCTGTGCTGATAACACTCATCTTTGTCTGGTCAGCAACCTGAAAAACAAGATTGCCGCCGCCAGAACTTGTCGACAGTGTTAAGTTTGAGCCATCGTGAATAATTCTGCCATCATAGTCATCGCTAAATGGTGCTTTCATATCTATATATGCACCAGACGCTCCGCCCATTTCCAAACGCGCAAAACCAGACGCAGGGGCAATATTGACATCTGTAAAACTGGCACCCGCAGAAGTCGTGCTGCCGATGACTGTGTTGTCGATTGTGCCGCCGTTAATATCAACAGTCGATAGAACATCTTGCTCGATGGCGTTGTTCAGTTCTTCGCGTGTGATTTTCTTGGTCTGCCCGGTGCTGGTATCGACAACGACAAACACATCAGTCGCGGCTGTGTTCGAGCCGGTGATTGCAGTGAGTTCGGATATTTTCTTGTCAGCCATTATATACCCCAGACTGTGACGAATGAACTATTGCTGCCACGGAAAGTGCCAGATGTTGTGAACTGCACGAATGACCACGCTTCGCTGCGAGTAGATATTGAAGCCATATTGTTTGCGGTAAGGTCAACACCTAAATCTTCCCCACCAGCTTCAGTATTGCTTCCAACCTCATCATCTCTGCGCGCATAGCTGATTGATACTGGCTTGCCAATACCGCTTTGACCGTTATTAAAATTCATAATCTCAGCAACACCGAAATAAGAACGCGCATAATCAGCACTGTCAGCCCCCGGCCCTTGCAAATCCATCGTGTCTTCGAGCGTAATCAAACTGCGTGTGCTTGCGCCGCCAGCTTTGAGCGTTGGCTGGTAGGCGGAGTTCTCAGAAGTAATGTTAAGCAAGAACCCAACCTTGACATAGCTGTAATTACCAAGACCCGATACTGTGATTGTGCTGGTGTTTGAACCCGGCTCAGTCGTGCCAACGTGCTTCAGGCCAGTATCGGCCAAAGCTGCGATGGCTTGCGATGTGCGAAGCGGTGTCATCACATAGGTGTTATCAGTGCCTACTTCTGCGGTTTGTTGCGAAGCCACCGCTAAGTTAATAATAGTCGTGCCACTGCTATTCTTGACAGAAGTGCCAGAGGCAGACGCGGCTTGAATGACATCGGTGCGAACTTCAAACTTTGAGCCAGACTGGTCAAGATAGCCGACAATAATCCAGTCTGTGTCGGATGCGTTCCGCATCTTAAGCAAGTGATTTGCCGTATCATACCAAAACATATTTGCGGCGGTGACAGTCGGTGCTGTCGAGTTGCTATTGTTCGACAAGATAGCTTGTAGAACACTGTTGATGTCAGCCCGTGCCAGTAGGCTCGTCTGGTTGTCAATTACATAATCATGTGTTGCCATTAGTTATACTCCACCACTGCGGTAAGTTCATCGATGCTTGGCGAAATGTTTTCGGCCTCTGAAACCAATACTACACGAAAACGGAACGCCCTGCCACTAAAGTCGCCAGCCTTAAACAGTTTGTAATCCGACCACGTTGGCGACGACGCCGGGTTATCATTTGTTGTTGAAATATAGAACAAGACATTGTGGTCTGCAAACTGCGGGTCAGACCAGCTATCCCACAAGCCAGTCCAAGTGTTCCAATCACCAGCAATGTCATCCCACAAGCCAGCACCAGCATTAAACCTAGTGACAGCCGCGTCTATGCGCGCCCTAACGCGCCGCACAGAGCCAGTGTCAATGTAGTTGCTAAAGTCATAAGTGCCTGTCGCCGGGCTGCTCTCTGACGCGCCTGTGGTGCTTGTGAGGCGCAGATTGCCTGATGTCACTGTCAGGTTTGTTTTGCTGCCAGAGAACGTGCTGTGTTCGGCTTGGTTGCTGGTGTTGCTGAAATCTTCTAGGTCAACTGCTGGCACGACAACGCTGGTATAGTTAGTGCTGTTGATGCCCAGCTTGTCATATGCGCGGATGGTGTATGTGCCAGACCGCGCCGGAACAGTAATGCTGTTAGCCGGACGCGCCACTTTATAGACTGCCGTTGTTGCATTTGCCCAGCTTGCGCCGCTTTCTTCGATGGCGTGACGGATGCGGTAGAAACTCAAGTCAAGATTATTAACCGCTTCCCACTCTAAGTTCAGCAATGCGCCGCCCACTGTAGCGTTAAAGTTAGTAACATCATCTGGCGCATCGACAAATGCGTTGACTGCATAATTCTGCCGCAATTCATACTCGCCACGGATGCCAAACGTGTTCACTGACCTTGCGCGAATGTCATAGTTTGTGTTCTCAACATCAATAATCTCAAACAAGCCTAACTCGCCAACACCCGCTTGCGTAAACACGCTATCGGTTGATTTCTTATATTCGACCTCAACAAAGTCAATGCGCTCTGGTGAAGCTGAATCAATAGTCACGCCCAAGACGGTGAACACGCCTTCGTTAATCACACGCGCTTCGGTCACAACATTTACACTAACTGGCGGCGCAACAAACGCATCAGCCAAAGATGTGTTGTTAGTTTCAAACGCGGTTTCTTCGGCAGACCAGTCATAGACAGCCGAACTGATTTCACCCAGCGTCAGATTGACCTCAAGCATCGTGTCGCCTGTCGGTGCGAACTGCCAAGCCAGCACCTCAAATGTTTTCTCTGTCCACCCGGCGCGTGTATTCGTCAGCTTAATAATATCGCCAACCTGAACTTGCATTGCGCGAAGACCCATTGTGGCGTTGACCACAATCTGTTCACGATTGCGGAACAGCAGAATTTTAGCAATACGCTGCGCCATTGTGCTGGTCGATGTAAATGGCAAATCCAAGCTGGTCTTGATTTCTTCACCGCCATCAATGTCTGTGATTGTCGTAGCACTCAGGCGAACCTCTGGATAATCGGTCTGCATCCAGTTGCTTTCTTCGCCAGAGAATTTGCCGTTGACGATATTGAAGTTCTCTTGGCGACTGCGGCGCGTCTGTATCTGTAGATTGCCACGCAAATCATCTTCATCGAATGTATAGATTGGCGTTGTATATGCGCCAGCTTTGACGCGGAACTTGCCTTGTGCATACCAGACCGAACCAGCCATTGATTTGGTTATGCTTTCAATAATCTTGTCTGGCTGCGTCCCTGTCGTGAATGAACCGTTGACTTCATAGCGGTTTTCTGTGCCGCCAGCGGCCAGTGTTACGTCATCATCGCAGACATTCATTGCTGTGATGAACGATGTATCGTCAACCTCATCGCTGTCCGCGTTGATGCCATATCCAGATGTCAGGTAATCACGCAAGCACAAGGCCGCGTTTGCTGACCAAGCTGTCGTTGCCGTGTTTGGGTTATAAACCTTCTTGCCCTTAATCACGGCAGAGATTTGCGGCTCACCTTGCGGGAACGCTTCTTGGTCAAACTCTAGGCGAATGTAGAGATAAGCAACGCCTTGCAAGCGGTGGTCGTTTGTCCATAGACCGCTTGACACTGTAACCAGTTCACTGGCTGCCGCTTGATTATCTGCGCCAAGAAACGCGGCGCAATAGACTTTGTTGTCATACTTATCTGGCGCGGTAGATGTCTGCAATGTTGTTGTCAGACCTGACGCAAACGTCAACTGCTCATCGTTTAGATATACTTCTTCAACGCTTTCAATCTCGTGACCAGCCAGTGCCACCAGAATGTGCAAGTCCTTATTGTTGTTCGTCGTCTCCTTATAAACAATCGCGCCGCCGACCTTAGTCTTGCCATAAACAATGGCGTGGTCTGCTGCGGGTGATAAGCCGGCTACGTCATAGCCAGTCAGATTGTTGCCAGCGTTTACATCTTTGACATCTGGCGAAAGAAGTTTGGCTGCGGTGGAAAGTGCGAATGTCGTAGCAAAGTGCGTCCAGAAACTAGTGCCAATCAGTGCTGCCGTGCCGCCAACTGCGGCTGTTATTGCGGTTGATAGCAATGAGACAGCCACACTAACCGCCCCAGCTTCTGCGGCAGTCGGCAGGAATAGTAAAAAAAGTAAAACGTGCCACATATCAAATCGCCCAGAAAATATCGTCAGCCTGTGTCGGTAAGAATACCACACCTTCGTCAGAAATAAACGCTACCTTGTCACCAATGCAAACACCAAGCGCAATCTGTGTAACTTGGTTATCTGCCGGGCGTCCGACTAACGAACCACGCGGCGGCAGCTTAACGTGTATTCGTGTCAGCCTTTTATCTAAGGCTTGCTCAATGTTGGCAAAGCCTTGCGTCTTCAGCAGCTTGAGATAATGCCGCTTTGCACCAAAGGCCGTCTTATAATTACCCGACCAATCCGATGCTAGTGGCTTTCCGGTCATAGCCAGATGCGCTCGATTAGCAAAGTTAAGGCAATCATTCTCACCCCACGCAAACGGCTTGTCGCGCAGACTGTCAATCAAATCGTTTAAGTTATGTGACCATTCTGCTAGGCGCATCACCGCCCCCAAGCAAACTTCTTGTCCTGCAAGTCGTTGACAAACTGGAAGCCCAAATCATTTGGAAAGCGCGACTTTTGGCTTTCGTGTGTATAGCGGCGCACACGCGGACGCTGCAAGTCAATCAATCGGCTTTCAACACCGACAGCGATGGTCGCAGTCTCCGGCCCCTCGTCAATGTTCATTTGGTCTATGTAGCCAGTAAATATCTCAGCCATTACGCTTTCTGTATCTGTAGCAATACTGAACGCAGAGCCATTTTCGTTCAACAAGAACGAACCATTTTCCTGCAACAGAAACTCGCCCCTTGCGTCCAACGCTCCAAAGTAAATCTTGCACTTGCGACCCTGATACGGCTCAGACAGTGCAAGGCTAATAAGTTCGCTAGGTATGCCAGACAGTGTAAGTGTCGCGCCTTTGGCTGCAACTTCAGATGTTTCGTCAATAGTCGAGATGGCAAGCATATTGCCGCTGCCAACATAGGTATCACCATCAATATTCTGCTCACCCAAGCCAGACCAAAAACGCAATGTCGATGTCTGGAAGAATAACTCCACAGCAAAAAACGGCGTAATCTCTGCCGCCAGTAATTCTGTGGCAAGTGCTGTTGGTAAATCGCGGCTCACGTTATGGCCTCAACTGCGGCAAAGGTAATGCCGAAATGCGTTACCTCATTGATTGACCAGTTTGTTTCGTTGGTCGCAAGACGGAATATGCCCTTTGCATTGCTAACTGTAACCGCCGCATTATCGGCTGGTGCTGTGCGGATAGATGGATAGATGTCGATGTTAGCTTCACCAGATGCGCTAGTGGTTACATCGTTCAACACCTTATGCAGCGTTGCTGACGATGATGTGCCAAGCTGGATATAGTCGCCAGCTTTTAGGTAGCCAGACGCACTAGCTGGCGCGCCATCAATGGTCAGACTGCCACCTGTTTGGTCTGCGCCGTTTACTAGCGGTGTGCCGGGTGTAGAGGCTGCGCTGCCGCGTGGCGTTGCACCTGATGGGTCGCCCAGTAAGAACGTGCCTTGCTGACCCTTTAGCTTAACCAGAAACGATACCCATTCCTCACCTTCGGCGCGGGTCATTGGCGGCAATGCAATCTCTGCTTCCCATTGCTGACCTGAGTGGGAAATAACCTGCTGCTTTAGCGTGAATGGCGATTGAGATATGCCAACAACATTACGCGCTCGCAGATTGATGGAGCGGATGCCAGTGACTGTCGGCAGTGTTAGTGGATAAGAATATGCCATTAGAATGCCTTGCTAAATGTGCCGCCACGCTGCTTCGCATCCAGCACGGCAGCTTTGGCTGAGTTGGCGATTTGCGGCATAAGTTGAGCAATCTCAGCACGAACCGTCTGAGATACCCCAGTGGAAATATTGATGTTCTGCACGACTGTTGTGCCGCCATCGCCGCCTAATTGGTTGTTCGGCACGATAGAACCCGCCGAGTGAGGAACGAATACCTCTTTTCCTCTTTCACCAACCATATAGGGAACGCCGCGCTGAACCGAGCCGCCAATAGCATCTCCGGTCAGCCCCTTTGCCGGGGCTTTAGTGCTAAATCCTTTTGTTACCGCGCCTGTTATCGACGAAACCAGCTGCTCGACAACCAGAATTTCGTATAACCTTTTTATGATGTCACGCGCCATTTGCTTGAACGCATCTTTCGCGCTCATCGCACCCTCAGATAGTTTCATAAAGGCTTCGCCAAAGCTGTCGCCTATAACGCTGGCGGTGTCCTCTGCCTGTGCCTTTGAGAACCCAAGCATCTCTCTGATTGTTTCCCCCGCGTCCTTGCCGCTGCCAGTTGCGTTTTGCAGGGCAGCGTCAAGTTCGCCAACGCTCTTGGTCAGACCACCCTTATCGCTACCAGCCGCCGCTGCGGCTGCGCGGAACTTTTCAATCATTTCGGCCAAGCCAAACAAGGATTTGCTGAAGTCAATTTTTCCGACACCGGGAATCTTGGCCGCTGCGGCGGCGAGTTGGTCTAGGGCTTGAACAGCCGTAAAGGCTGCGTTAAGGAACTCAGCCGCTATCGTTAAGGCAAACTGCTTAACACCGCCCTCACCCAGTTCTAAAACTCCTGTCAGTTTCGTTACAGCATCTCCAAGCGTCTTGCCTATGGCTTCTGCAAAATCGGGGCTGTTTCTAACTAGATTGCCCAATGCAACGGCAAAATCGTTGATGGCTTTATTTAAGCCAGCCTTGCCCACCAGAACTTGGAACGCATCAAACGCATCTCCAAGATTGGAGAACGCCCCGTTGAGCGTGTCCGCTTGTCTTGCGATAGCACCAGAGAACTCAGTTTTTCCGAGGGTGCGTAAGTAGCCCTCGATGCTCTCAGCATCTTTTGCTATCTCTGTCTCGACACCCTTAAAGGTGAAAATGACCTTGCTGCCCTCTGAGCGCGCCTTAATACCAAATTCTTTTAGACGCTCAAATTCACCAACGGCTGCGTCGGCTGCCGCCTCGACAAATTGCTCAAGCGTTTTGCCCGTGCCACTGGCAATGTTACCGAAAGCCTCTAGTGCAGCGATGGATGGGTTTAATCCGACTGAAATAAGACGGTTAAAGGCTCCAACTATCTCTTGCAAACTGAACGGCGTTTTGGCAGCAAACTCTTGTAAGACGCTGAAAGCACTAGCGGCCTTTTTACTGCTTCCCAAGAAAGTTTGAAGACTAGCCTCTAGCGATTGGAATTTTCTATTTGTTTCAATGGTGCTTTTGATGAAAAGCCCAAAACCAGCAGCCCCGGCAAGACCAGCCACAGCGGTCTTAACATTCAAGACCCTTTTCTTGACACCGTTAAGGCCGCGACCAACAGCGTTAAAAACACCCTGCGTTTTATTAAACGCCCTGATTACAATATTAAGATTTTCTGCCGCCATCTGCTAAGACTTCCAAGTATGCTACCCACTCAACGAGTTCAGTATAGGGCATATCCTCGATTTCGCCAATGGTCTTACCAAGCCTGTCAGCTAATGCGATGACCACAAATCGGTCAGGGTCATCGCTTAAATCTTTTTTACTTCTTCAACATCATTCATCTCGCCCATAAGCTGCCCTGCAACTTCGCTGACGATGGTCACTGATTGACGCATAAGAACTGGCTTGTCACCAACATCAAAAGCCTTCTCTCCGTCTTCGTCGAGAGCCTTCATAATGATTAAGTCAACCAGACCTTCAATGGTCATATTGTTTAAGAAGTTTGGATGCTTTTTTTGCAAGCGAGAAAACTCGCCAGCATTTAGCGGGGTGGCGAAAAGAACCATCGGCTCGTTTTCGTCACCCCATGCCTCAACCTCAACACGCACGGTGTTTTGATTGCTTTTTGCGCTGATGCGCTCGCCAAATGCAGACATAGTGCCACCCCCTGTCTGTTAGATTATACGGTTGTTTCGGTCAGTGCGCCTGTGCCTTGAACCGTCAGAGCCATCTCTACCATGCCGTCAAAGCTGGCAGTGATTGTGCGACCCGTTACAATAGCTGAACCAGTGTAATAGGTGTCGCCGCTTGTGTCGCCTTCTGGGAACACCGCAAAGGTAATTTCTGCGCCGGCGTATATCTCAGGCTGCGCTGTATCGGTTTCGTCAAAGAAAACCTCAAGAGAGCCGGTGAAGGTTTTTAGCCCGGCTTTGTAAGTGCGGTCTCCATTGCCCATTGTGGTGTCTTCAATAACCTCGGCTGACGATTCAATCGTATAGCTGCGGACTTCACCGACTGCGGTTGCTGAACCGCCGCTCGGCGTGATTTTAACAGTTCCTTCAGAACCAGTATGTGTTGCCATTTTCTAATCTCCAAGTTTGCAAACAAAGTAAGATATTAAGCGGCAGTCTCAATATCGTTTTCAACTGTAGCATAAGTGATTGCAATGGTAAATCGCCCCATGCCAACAGATTGTTCACCGTCGGCAGTATAGTCTGCCTCAAAATCTGTGACCTGAGTGTCTTTGGCGAAACCACCACGGGTCAAATCGGTGTAAATAGCTTCCTCAACCTCAACGGCAATCACATCAAGCGTGTCATCAACCGCGTCCGTTCCCTTTATATATGCTTCCACTATTACTTCAAGTTCTCGAACCTGAGTGCGCGGGGGAGAAATAGTCGGGTAAGTAATATTCTCTGTTTTTGTATATATGCAAAGCGCGGGAAGCTTCGCCTCGCCCAGCGGGAACAAGCGCGTCTTGAATACATTTGAACCCGTAGTGGTCAGCCCTGTAAGGGTTGTGGCGACGTTATCTCGTATGTTTTTTCTAACGTGTGCCATTAGTCTTCCTCAAGAACTAGCGTTGTAACACCAGTCCCGTCGGGCTGGACAACTCGTATAGTATAAGCAACAGAATTAACGGTAAGGGCATCGCCCTCAACAGCCGTAGAAATATCCGACGAGCGGCACACAAAACGCGGCTGCTGAATAGCCACACCAACTTCACCGACAGCAGCTTCAAAAAATTCATTGTCAAAGATACCCTTTACATTTGAAGCAGAGCCGCCGAGAGGGGTATAAGTAGCCGTCACGCCGAAATCATCTGCGCTAAAGAATACCTCAAGTTCTGTGGCGGTTTCGACAGCCATTAGTCTTTACTCTCTACTTCTTCTTTTTTCTTGACGGCTGTGCTGGTCGCACGTTTCTTCTCCGCAACAGGCTTATCGTCTGTGGCTTCTTCTGCAAAACCACGCGCGACAAGCTTTCTCGCCAAACGGTCTTCAACCTGACCTTCTTCGCCAGCCTTCATGTCTCCCACGGACGACACAGAACAGTCCTTCAAAATCTTGACCTTCATAGCTTACTCCGCTTCGGGGGTGTCAAAGTCGGTCACAGCCCGGTTGGTTGCTTTCTTGGTTGATTTAACTTGCTTGGGTTTGGGAGCATCAGTTTGCTCAACGCGACCCATTGCCAACAGTGAAGCCGCTTCGTCTGCTGCGATTTCAATAACGTCACCCGCTTTAACGCGCTGACCAGCTACAACTGTGTTCTTGAGAATAAGATAATACATAATTTCCACCCTTAATAAGAAAGGTCAGGAGAGAGGCCGAAGCCCCTCTCCATCACTCTAATGCTTACGCACCGTCGTTGTTGACAGCAAAGCTGACAGCATGACGAACAGCAACGTCAACAGTTTGCAACGCGGTAACAGTTACCGTGCCGCTTGTGCTGTTGCTGTATGGGTCTGCGATGATGTCTAATCCACCGTAAAGACCAATCAAGCAATCGGCAAAATTACCGAAATACAAATCACCAGCAGTGACTTGGTTAGACACAACAGCGTTGTAGCCGTTGATTTGACCGTCCGGGCCGACTACGAACTGGCCTGAACCAGCGTCTTTCGCAGTCGTTTTCAGCGCACCATACATGGAGGCTGGCAGGATGTAGGCCAAGTTGCCCAACAGAGCGTTGTCTTCAGCAACGGCAGTTTCCATTGCAACAACTTCTGCGAAGGTCGGGTTGGCAGCAGCAAAATCAGTCGGGTTGTTAATGCCCGAAGTGTTTTTGATGCCTGTAGGCTGACCCGAAGAACCAGAGCCTTGAAGCGCGCCAGCGTCGATTGACAGGGCGATGCCTTGAGCAAGGTCGTTACGGATGAGGTTCTCAATGTCCAAAGATGACTGTTGCATCATCAGGCGAGTGATTTGCGTATGTGCGCCAACCACGCGAGGGGACATTGTGATTTGACCGAATGTCGGTTCGCTCTCAGCAGAGGCAGCACCTTCGGTGGCAATCCAACCAGCAGACGAAGCGGCTGATTTTTTCGGGATTGCAACGCTACCTTGCAGACCGTTCAGAACGGTTGCGCCAGCAGCCATAACGCTTGAAGCGTTACGCAGAACGTCAACGAAATCACCGCCACGGAAGTCTTCGGCAATCAAGCCAGCGTCGTCAGTGGTGTTGATGTCGCGCTGCGCCCAAGAACGCAGAACTTCGGTCGGAAGCATGATGCCACGAGCAGAACGACCAGTTGCGCGCTGGGCGGCTTCTGATACTTCACGCTCAAATGCAGCGTCTTCTTGAGCCTGACGGTCAGTCGGGTTTGCCATTGCACGGATAGCGCGCAGAACGGAAAACTCACGAACTTCGTTTTTGGTCAGGCCGACTTCGGCAGTTTCGAGGGGCTTGTCACCGATGATTTCGAGAAGTTCACCACGGAACTCGTCGATTGATTTGTTTTCGGCAACAGCTTTGGCAGCCATTTCGCTGCGCTGGTGTTTTGCGCCCAATTCGATGATTGATGCGACTTCTTTGTTGCGAGCAGAACGAGCCTCGTCTGCAACAACATTAATATCGATTTCTGACATTTCCGTCTCCTTAGTTTCGATAGTTTCAATTTGGGTTTCGGTGGTGACATCTTTAGAGCGTCCAATACCAACATTTTCATCTGCCGGAATAGATACCAAAGATACCTCCATTACGCGCCAAGAATTGACACGGTAGCTATCCGCATCCTCTTTTTGCATTTTGTTGACTTGGTAGCCAACGCTGATGTTTGAACGGATGCCATCCGTTACATCATCAAACATCTCTTTAGCCATTCCGTTTTTACCAAACCGAACTGTTGCTCGCAACACGCGAGACGAACTATCGAGAGTAACATCCTCAACAACACCGATTGTTTGTTTTGGGTCGTGGTCAAGCAAGAGCGGCATACGCCCAGACTTGGCAAACGACAGGTCAACACTGTCTTCGGTGTGGTCGAGAATTTCTTTGCCGAAGTTGCGCTCCACAGGTGTTTCGCTGGAGACAGCAATCTTTACTCGGCGTGTTTCTTCATCAATCGCGCCAGCCTTCATGTCGGACGCGCGATGCTGCATTTCTTGAGGGGCGGCTCGGTCGGCTTCTTCTTCCGGGGCTTCTTCAACCTCGGCTTCGGCTTCTTCTTCGCCCTCATGTTTGGCGTAGACAATGGTTACCGTCTCGTCATCGTCCTGCACGGCGACAACGTGGCGTTCTTCCAGTTCATCCGTTTCAACGATTTCCTCGACGATTTCCTCAACGATTTCTTCGCTGGTTTCTCTAAGGTCAGTCATTGTTTCAAATCCTATATAATCAAAGTTGTCATCAGAGCGTTCTTTGCTCGACATCGGATGTCCTGATGGTAACAAATCCGTGTCATGTTTGCCACTGCGGAATTTTCCGTTGCGGAGGACGTATAAAAAGCTATTCACGCGCGCGTATGCCCACTGGTCTGGTGAAGATACATTCGGACGAACACTGCCGGGATTGGTCTTATACGCACCAACGCCACGGCGAAATACGGCAACCAATGTGCGTGTGCTTGTCCGCTTGGATGCGGTGTCGCCAACCTTCTCATTGTGGTCGGCGGCTTTCTTCGCTAGTGCGGTGCGAACCTTGTCGCTGACTTCCTCGGCGCGTTCATCTTTGTCGATAATCTTGACCAAGCCACGCGCCCAACGCTGTCCGGCTGTTCCGCCCCACAAATCCCACGCAATTCTAAATGAAGTCGGTCCGCCATCAGGCTTCTTGGCATCATAGTGCTTCGCCTTATTAACTTCGTGGCGAGAGAAGAACGAGTGCATACGCTTGACGGTGCTTTCCGACAGGCTCTTTCCGTTAGCAATATCTCTAGCACGGGCAACGCCAACAGCAGTCCCGCCGCGACCATACTTGCGGCGCATTTCAAGACCGCGCTTGGCGGCGATAACCATTCCGTCAGTCGGCTTATAACTCGCCATCGTCGTCTCCGCTTACCTCTGGCGCGGCTGGCATCTTCATGCCAAATGGTTCAAACGCCATCTTGAGGCCGTAACGCTCCGCCATTTCTTTATCGCTCTGGATTTGCGCGAACAGTTCTTCAACATCACGACCATAGTTAGCGGCGACATCATTCATGCTGATGAGGCCATTATTGATAGCGGTGACTGCTGCGTTAATCTCTTTGAGCGGGTCAACCCAAGCAAAGCCACGCCCACGGAAATGCACATTGCTTGCGAACTTGTTGTATTTCTCTTTGCTGGCGGGAATGTTTGTTGCCCCAAAGTCCAAAGCACTATCTAGCCATGCCGCGAATACTGGCTCACAGAAATGCTCAATCAAGAATGATTGAAGCATTTTGTAATGGTCGCGTTCTTCGATTGTGCCTTGACGGATGGACGAGTAAGAAACGCCAGTCAGGTCATTCGCCAAGCTGGTGTAAGATACGTTCAGGCCGGACGCGATGCCGCGAAGCACAGCAGCCTCGAACTCACCAAACGCCGTCGTCGGGTGCGTTGGGTCAATCATTTTGAAGTCATGGCCTTCTGGCAACTGACTATATGAACCCGGCTCCATGTCCACAATCGGCAGTTGGTTCTCGTCCTCACTGTCGCCAACAAACTCATCACCAGACGGTGTGGTTATGATGCCGAACTTAGCTGCGGCTGCACGGGCAGCTACAAGTTCCGCCTCACGATAACCACCGAGCATTTTTAGACTAGAAATAACAGGCGACATAAACGGTTCGCCGCGTGTCTGATGCTGACGCTGCTGAAGGAAGATGTGTATCATCTCATCGGCAGGGACAACTTTATATTTCTTGTCCTGCTTATCTTTGATGAAGAACGTATCATTGGGATGACTGGTCAGAACGTGATAGGCGACAGGACGCTGGAACTCGTCAATCTCTACACCCATACGAATTTCATTGCCGTTCTTGGCGCGTCCGTTCTTGTCGTGGTCAATACGTTCTGGCTCAATGAACTGCAAGCTGAAACCATCTTGGTAACGATTGTTGCGAACCTTCTTGACGAAGACTTCTCCGTCACGGGCGAGAGCCTCGGCTACATATGCTTGGCAGTCTTTCCATGACATTCGACCAGACACTTCCGCACTGCCCATCTTAGACCAGCGACGGAAAGCATCCTCGATTACCTGATTGCCCTTAACATCCAGACTGGCATCATTATTGCGCGCGCGAACTTGCAACGTAAAACCGCTTTCGCCAATGACATTGGTTTTGATTAGATGCAAGAACCGCCGTGCATATTCGTTATTGCGAGCGAGGTCGCGGCTACGATTACGCAGTGTGGGAAGGGCTTGGCTCAGTTCAGCATCGGCGGAATTATTAGAAGCCAAGAAGTCCGCAAAGAGACGACCAGTGTTTGCGCCAGAATAAGTGCGGTATTGGCGCGGCATCCTCATCCGCTTGGTCGGCTCTTTATCTCGGCGCAAGAAATCAAACAATGCCATATTAGAACCTCAACAAAATTGTGCTTTTGGGTTTGCGTCCGTGTTTGATAGCTTCCTTGCGCTTAATCGCAGAAACCTCACGGCGATAATAGTCGCGCCATTGAACTAACTCATCTGGCGTGAACTTAGATAGTGAGCGTCCGTTTATGCTGTAGCTAGAAACATCGCTATCGGCTTTTCCTTCGAGGATGCCTTCAATCTTGCCAAGCATAATCTCAGCGTGATGGCGCGGGTCAACCTGATTGTCGAAGTCGGTCGAAACTTTAATCTGACCACGGTCAACGATGATGCGCTCGTTGTCGCTATTGCGCTCAATCTCTATCTGGTAGTGATACTCACCAACCGTATAGTTTGCTGAAGTCGCACTGGGAATAGCAAATAGATAATCACTATCAAGTGAAGTCGCATCGACTTTAATCTCAGTGCTGCCGCCAGTGGAAATGCGAGCAACAAAGCGCATCGTGAAAAGTGAGTTGGAGTAGTCTTCGGAGAATTGAGTTATCTTAAACTGAACAAAGTCACCGACAACAATCTCGGTAGGAACTCCAGTCGGTGCGTTTGCGCTATCAAATAAGTTACCCACGGCAAGCCCCTTGCGTATAGAACGTCTGTTTCTTCACTCGCGCTTTTACACGCTTAGAATGACGACCCTTACGACGAACCCTTAACTTATCTCGCGGTGCAGCAATGCTACTTTTACGCGCCATCAACGCCACCCATTCACGAACCCGCCTTCCCGTCTCGGCACTTTGCGCCTCACTTTTGGCTTCGGTTTGTCGTCCACATCATCATTTGCGTTGGCCTTACTAGACCTCTGCGCCATGATATTAACATTGACATTGATAATAGACAAGGCCGCCCAAGCATATACGCGGCAATCGAGTGCCTCGTTCCTTGCTCGCGTTTTTACCCACTCTCTCTTATAAAATCCCTTGTGATATTTCTTTACAATCTTCTCGGCTGTCAACTGTTTGAAATACTCGTCAGGATAATTTAATGGAAAGTGACAATAGCCAGCACCCTGTTCCTTAATTTTTAGGTGAGCATAAACCATCTCTTTGATTGTATCGACCCCGACTGGGAACAGCTTACACTTGATGTGATTGTTGGTGCTGGGTCTTCCGACCATAGGCTTGGCTTCCCCACCAACGCCTTTGATGGCGAAGACACGCCTCCCAAGACGGGGCTTGCAGTATTTATAAACAGCTTGCGTGTGATGACCGCCGCTATCAATCGCAGTAGATATAACTTTGAGTTCACGACCATCATGCGTTTGATAGGTCTGCTCCAAAAGTTCGTCTAGCTGCGCCCATACATCACCGCCAGCCGGGTCGCCATAAAGAACGTGGTAGGCCACGGAAAAAGTTTCAGAGTCCTTGGCGTGTCCGAGAAGCTCGACTTCTAACCTATCATCTTGGCAATCTGCCCCAGCCGTTAAGCACACGACCTCCTCTGGCAAGCAGTCTCCATATTCTTCTCTGTTGTTGGAAATCTCGAAGTCTGCGACACCCTCACCTTCTTCCTCCCAAGTCTCGCCAAGTGTTACGTTAACAAAAACACGCAATGTCTCTGGAAGTTTTTTAGCCGCGAGAAAATCGCGCACCATGCTCTCCAGTGAAGTCCACGGGGAACATAAACCAGAAAGTCGGAATCCCGCCACTCCGACCAATGGCTCGGTGGCTAGCCATTGTCCCCTGCGTATTGCTCGAAAGCGAGCCGCATCATCCCAAACCGAGCCACATTCTTCGCAAGCATAATGCGCTGTCTCTGGCTTGTCTTGCTCCCAGTGAACGCCTTTCCACCGCATAACTTGGGAGTGACCGCAATCGGCACAGGGAACATGATATTCTCGTTTGTCTGACTTTTCAAACTCTGCTTCAATCCGCGAGTGACCCTTGATGGTCGGGGTGCTGACCATTACGAACTTTCTGTTCCAAAAAGTTGCTGCACGTTTTTTTGCCAGTTCTATCGCGTCTCCTTCGGTTGTTTGGGAATAACGGTCAACCTCATCAAACAGGACAAGCCGTATCGGACGAGAAGCCAACCCACTCGCGCTGTTGCTGCCAACCAAAGTTATGTGGCCTCCTTCAAATGCCTTGTGGTATGTCGTGTTGTTCGCGTCCCTACTGCGAGCATCTTTGATTTTTTCTTTTAGTGCTGGAGTGTCACGAAACATCGGGGCAAGTCTGTCCTTTGAGAATGTTGCCGCCATATCCAGTGTCGGCTGGATACACATTATGGGACAACTATCGTGAGACACATGGTATCCTATCAGGTTCAGCAAAATCTCTGTCTTGCCCACCTGTGCTGATGACATCACCACAACTGTTTCAACGCGCTCGTCTGAAAGCGCGTCCATTATTCCCCGTTGATACTCGGCTCTTTCTGTGACCCACTGCCCAGCCTCCGCACTTGCCTCTGGGGAGAGGCGGCGATACTGGTCAGCCCAATCACTTACCTTTAGTTCTGGCGGGGGTGCTAGAAGACGCAGCGTTTTGGTCGCTATCGTCCCCAGTGCTGGTCGCCCGAATAGGGTTAGCTGTTTTGACTTCGATTGACGAGAGTTCCGCGAGTGCTTCATTCACCTGCTCCTTAATTGTCCGCTTCGCCTCTGAGACATCTTCTGCCACAAAAACTGCGGTTGCCACCTTCGAGGGCAAAGATAACATCTTGGCTCTCATGTTGGAAACCATTGTGTCCCAAGCGTTTTCAACATCATCAGCAGGAATGAGGCTGTCTTCCATTTGAAGCTTCTCCATTTCTGCCATGTCTGCTTTTGCTTTTGTCAGCCTTGTCCGCTGCGCGGCGTAATCATCCGCGCCAACATCGCTGTTGACTGAGTTGTTCCGCAAGAAGTTTACATACGCCTTAACCACAGGGATTAACTCATATCTGCCGCGCTCAGTCTTTGGCAGCACTCCATCCTTAACAAGCTGGTTGACCCGGCGTTCAGTTAGGTCGAGCGCACGGGCGATTGTCTTCAAAGGCACAACTGTTTCACTCATTGTAGAATAGAACCCTTCTAATTTGTTCTGTCGCTAAAAAAAACTCGGGGTTGGAAATACC